AGTTATGTATAGCCTTGTAAAGCTTTCCGGCTACCTTGTCATCTATCTGGCCTCGCTCTGTCCAGAAGTCTACATATCTTTGTACTGTTTCTGCCCATGTCTCGCGTCTACCTGCTTCAGGTATCCATCGTGCGTATCTGCTCTTGTGTATAAACTGTTGATACTGATCCATTAGTTATTCTCCTCTATAAAATACTCAGCTATATGACATTCTTCAGACCAACGGTTGATTACTTTAAATGTCCTCTTATTTATTGTGTGTCCTTCCTTTTTTAGTTCGTAGATTCTTGCGGCTAGTCGCGTAATCCCTAAGTCACGAAAAGAATCTAATGTTGTGAGTGTCTTTCCACTTTCTAACCAATCTAATACTCTGTGTGCTTGTGTCATTAGCTATTTTCCTTTAAGTTGAGTGTGCTAGAAAAGCACCTACTCCAAAACATACGGCACAGAATACCACATACATAGCTGCGTGTCTAATAAAATCGTACATCAGTCTTCTTCAATACTGTCTATAAGTTTCTGCAAGTACCACTGAGCTTTCTTTGTGTCCTCTAAAGCTTTTCCCTTATAGGACATCCTCCAAAGATATTTGAGGCAGTTACCTTTTAAGTAACCTTCAAAGGCTTCAACGGACATGCTTGCCTTGATAGCTTCGATACATTCTACGCCGCCTGCATTGTAATGAGCTGGCTTGTTAACGACATCTTCGCTATGAGCTTCAAGCATTCTGTTATCCATTCTGTCTTGCTCTTCTTCTGCTGCTTCAACATAACGATTGATTATGGTATCGCGGTGGTCGCTCTCTCTGTTACGTATCCTATCCCAATCAAATCTTGTTGCGTCATTGAGTCTGTCCATCTGTAGTTTCCTTCTCATGCTTGTTTTTAGTCAGCAAGTATTGCTTAGTTGATTTTAATTTAGAAGTCGAAGTAATCTTTTTAAACTTCTTCTTCCTCTCAAACCTATCGCGTCTTTCATCTTTGCGAGTACCTTCAGTCATCGAAGGTTTCTCTCTTCTCCGCATTGATCCAGCTATCGGGGATACTATCTTCGCTATACCACCTGAAGTCATTAGCACTTGCCCACTCACCGTGACTTCTTTTAGTGCCATCCTTACGCCTCTTAGCTTGAGGCATTGGAGCACTGGGGTTTGCAAAAAGAAACACTAACTCAGTGTCTTCAGGTAATGTTTTCTTTATCCAGATATACTTGCTGAACTCAGCGTAGTCCCAGAACCTTCCTTTAGCTTCAAGCAAAATCTTCTTGCCCTCCACCTCTTTAACAAAATCAGGTTCGTACTTATGTTCTATCGTGTACTCTACCTTGTCTGTATGGAAACTCCAGTTGTCTAGTATGCCTGAGTGAAGCTCATACTCCCAGTTAGAATCATAGCCTTTGACTACATCTTTTTCTACTGGTCGTTTGATACGGGCTTTGCGGTATCCTTTCTTAAAGTTTTTCAATGTAGTTGTGACTCCCTTCTTTCAAGCTCTGCTTCAATTAAATACTGAAGGTCTACTAAGAAACGCTTTTCAATTTCACAGATACTATTATCGCTATTATAAAGAAAGCTGCCAACAGCAACAATCATAGCTTCAATACTTAACCCTGAGACTTGTTCGCTTTCCATTGCACTAGCTCCAAATTAATATCTTGTATGGTTAAGGCGGGGAAAATTTTAAGAAGCTGATTAATCTTCTTAGCTACCCACTTAGGGTGATAAGCGTTTAACCGCATTTTTCGGTGTACATAGATGTGTGTTTGCTTCGGCATAAAAGACATGTAGTTACCTGTGTTTATCTTTGCTGCCTCCTCTGGCTCCAATAGTGTATGAAGCCAGTCAACTAATAGAACTGTCGATTGCTTTCTAATAGCCTTTGCTTTCTTGCCGTTCATAGATACTCCTCAACTTTAGGTTCAGCTACAACTTCTGTAAGGTAAGCTAAGCCATTTGAATACTTGAATGTCCTAAGCCCTGCCCCATCGTTGGAATCGCTGTGGCACTTGTACTTGTACTTACACCAGCTACATCCCTTTGCAAGCTTCATGTTACCTTTCTTGCCATCTGGTATTGGATCGTAACACAAAGCTGGTGGGATGTCCAGCTCAAGAGCAGGTAAAAGCTCATTTATTCTAGTATCTATGTTAGGTTTATCTAGGTCATCAGGGAGATACATACACAGCTCACCGCTCTCTTTGTTTAGAACTAAGAACCCGCCCTTGTCTGTACCCTCTGCCTTCTCATAGCCAGCAAGCTGACCTAAGTACCCAAAGGGATCATCCTGCGCTAGTCTACCGTCACGAAACTTATTGAATGCAAAGCGAGAGGCGGTCTTAACATCTACTACCTCACCGTTTATCTTGCAGTCCATGTGTCCGGTGATGCCCTGAACTACAACTTCTTTCTGTTCGTCAGTAACTTTATGTCCAGCCATGCGAACTAGCATCAATACAATCTCTTCTAGCAGATGACCGTACAGGAACTTGATTTGTGTTGCACCATCAATACCTCCACGACCTTCAGGGTCTCTCTTCTCGTACCATAACTGACGAGAAGGCTTGCCAACATTAGACATACGAACAGTGAAGTCCGTATTTCTTTTGCGAGGTGTAGCCCAATCCATGAGCGCAGCTCTCATCCCTACCATAGTCTTATCTATGTCTGCTTCAGTCAACGGAAGAGGCTTGCCTTCTGAAAGCATTTCTAGTTCTTGATATATGTCAGATACTACTGTTGATAGTGTCATCGTTCTCGCCTGTATATGCTTGTATAACTTGTTTAAGTACAGAGGTACGTTCTTTAAACCACTCTCCTGCTCTCTCTATACCCGTGTCATCTAAGATTATATGTATGTTTTTCTCTGCTTCTCTGCGATCTTCAAAGTGTTTGCAGTATTCTACCCTATAGTCTCTCATAGGTGAAGAGGTTTGGAAAGCATTACACCTGTCATAAGCATCAATAGCCATACCTACTTTCTTCCAGTCCTTCCACGCTGGGTTAGAGATAATATATACATAGCCAGTAGAGACATAATCAAAGGCATGTAATGCTTTATCGCCAATGTGTTTAGCTATCATGCGGGAGCCTGCTGTCCCAGCTTTAATATGATTAACAATCCTTAGATTGTCAGTGCAAGGCTTACATTTAAAATAAGACTTAGCTGGAAAAGAAGGATACCAGTTTGTAGGTACGACTAACTCATCGTTACATATAGTACATGTTTTCATATCAGTTACCTTTAGTGTGTTTCACTCCAGTTGTCCCCGACTTTATATTCTCCGTCTAGAGGACAGTTTAAATTAAGGATACAACCTGCTTCCCTAATAGCTTGAACACCTGCCTTACCAACGTCTACTGCGTCATCAAGGTGACACTCAATCTGCCACTCATCGTGTACGTTAGCTACGAACTTAGCGTCCCAACCCTGCTTCTTTATTTTCTGATCTAGAATAATCAAAGCCTGCTTCATCACGATTGCTCCTGCTCCTTGCAACAAAGTATTTAATGCAGCATGGTCTGACCGGACAGTAAGCTTACGACCATCTAGGGCTTTAACGAATCCGCTTTTAGCTTCTCTTTGTACTCGTCCTGTAAGAGCTTTAAATGATGGGAGATTATCAAAGAATGATTGTCTAAGCTCTTTGCCACCTGCTCTACCTCTTCCAGCCACTGAGCCGAGTTTTGCATCTCCAGCTCCGTAAAGGAGGGCATAGATGAAAGTTTTTGCCTGATCTCTTGATTCAAGTCCTGCAAGTTTTTGATTAGCGGTGTGAATGTCTCCGTTAAGGATTTCATTTGTATAGCCCTCGTCATTTAAATAGTGTGCCAACATTCTTAGTTCCAGACCTGACGCATCAATACCTACAAGCCTATAGTCTTCTGGTACAGTCCAGCAAGACCGACAGTCCTCGCCATATGGTGACTTGCTGCTAGGAATCTGAGCCATGTTAGGATGTGAGTGAGTCATTCTAGATGTCACTGCACCATTAGGATTAACGTAGCCATGTACTCTACCAGTGTCCTCGTCTAGCTCCTTGATCCAACTCTTAGTCTGGGCTAAACGCTTCTGGAACATAAGGTATCTAGCAATCATTGCAGCTTGTGGAATGTTCTTAACCCTGCTGAGTGTTGCCTCATCTACAATAGGCTGACCTGTTGGTGTATGTTTCTTAGGCTTCCAGCCAAAACCAATTAAGTAATCGCCAATCTGCTTACGAGAACCTAAGTTAAAGGGCGTGACAGTATCTCTAGTTACAGGTGGCTTACCTCTGCCATGCTTCTTTAGCATCTCTGCATACTCATCATCGCTAAGCCTTACACCTTTATCATGCTGGTCTTTCGCTGTCTTAGCTATAACACCTGCCTTTGTATACTGTGGCGCTAACACTTGTGTCGTAACAGTGGGAGTAAATACTGTCTGTACTTCTTCTTCTAGGTCGTGAAGTTTAGTTTCAAACATAGCCATAAGACTCATTACTTTCTCAACGTCTAACACAAAACCATTAGTGCGTTGCTGGTCTACAATCTTAGCCACTGCATGTTCTATCTGCACTGACTGAGGTGTGAAACCACGGCTCTCAATCTTTAAAGCATTATAAACTTTATAGTTAAGCATCACATCACGCTTACAATACTCTAACATCTCAGGTGTATAGACTTCCCATGCATCTTCTTGCTCACCGAAAGTTCCTTTAGTGAATCCTAAGCGATAGCCCCAGCCCTCTAGTCCGTGGTTACCTTCACGGGTAGGCTTGAACAAACGAGATAGCACTAAGGTATCTACTACTTTCTTTTCAGATAAATCAATACCTGCAATCCTTTCGATAACAGGTATGTCATATCCAATTACATTGTGACCGATCAACTTGTTGGCTGCTGCAAGCATCGCATAGCCTTCATCTAACTGTGTGTTGTCAAATGTAAACACATCCTGTGTGTCTACATCTAAAGCTACAATACAAAATACTTTGTCTGGCTCAAGGCCATTTGCTTCGATGTCAAATATTAAATTACTCATAGCTCTTCTTCTCCAGTGAACTCATCGCCTTCAATGTCTAGTAGTTCTTTAAGTCTACCTGTCTCCTGCTCATACAACAAGCTACATGCAACACCGACATCACCAGTGTATCTAGACTTCAACACCCTGACCTTAGTGGTCGATGCCTCAATAGCATCCTCTGATTGTTGGTTACGCTCCAAAGATATAACGCAGTCAGATAGCTGAGCAATACTCTGCGATCCTCTGAGGTGTGATAGCCCTGTCTCGATACCGTTCTCATGTCCACGGTTACCTTCAACTCTACGGAGGTGGGACACTAGGATCATACCGCAGCCTGTCTCTTCTACTAAAGTTCTTAGCCGATGCATGATGCCGTCAATAGCTTTACGCTCGTCTTGTTCTAGCGTAGAGAGTACTAACATGTGGAGGTGATCAACTACAATCCACTTACAGTCCAGACCTATTATCATGTACCGCAGCTTACTAAAGATGTCATCAATGTTATTGACACCGTGATGAGCATGAATCCAGACACGCCCCTCGTTCTCCCCCATGAATACTTTCTTAAAGAAACCATCTAACTGGTCATCAGTGAACTTAGACTTAACACTATCGAGGTGTAGCTTAGAGTTAGCTTCGACTGCCATGATACCTTCAGCGGTACGAGACCAGTTCTCCTCAAGGGCTACGACACCTACGTTGTCATCAGTATGTTCTATCAACCAGTGCTCTATCTCTCTGGTGACAGATGACTTACCTAGACCTGTACCACCAGTAAGAGTTACTAGCTCACCAGATCGTAAGCCTTCTAGCTTTCTGTTGAGACCGAACCACGGATAGGGTATAGCTTCTTTCTTATTGTTGCGGAGTTCTTGATAGGCTGATAGCTGCTCTGATAGATTCAGAACACCGGAAGGTGTATAGACTTTTGAATCCCAGAAGCAACTAACATAAGCAGCATGTCTACCCTGACGTAACATATCGTTAGCATCTTTGTAGTCTACAGGTAGTGACATGATCTTAGCTTTGCGGGGTGTTAATAACTTTGCTATCTCTATCGCTGCTTCCTTGCCCTGTTTATCATTATCAAAGTTAATGACCACTGACTCGAAAGATTCTAGATACTCAAGGTTATCTTTAACATCACGAACACCTCCATGTGCTCCTGACTTTATAGATACTACAGGCCACTTGCTACCCATCAGCTCATACGCTGCCATCGCATCGCATTCACCTTCTACTAAAGTTATAAACTTACCACCTGCCTTGAAGATATGCTCTCCAAACAGACCTACTTCTTTAGCACTACCTGTCCATCCAAACTTCTTATCCTGTTTCCTAATCTTAGTAGCTGCTAACTCATGTCCATTGTAGTAAGGGTAGTGGTGGTTCTGTATCTTATCGCCATTCATTGTAGACTTAACGCCATACTTCTTAGCTGTAGCTAGGCTTATCTTACGGTCAGTCAGTTCGTTAAAGGATGCTGCGCTATGTTGAGATGAATATGTATTACTGTCTTCCATCTTACTGTTCCTTTGATACACTTCAAAGTCCGTTATGGTATCTGTTTGTTGTACTTCCGATGTACTGTAGTCTTTAAAAAACTTATCGCAGCTAAAACAAAAACCTGATCCGTCTTCGTTAATTCCTACTGCATCTGAACTATCACATTCTTTACAAGGCTGTTGTGTTTTAACAAATGCCATTGTTTTATTCCTCTATAAGTGTAGCTTTCCCTGCTACTATAGCCTCTTCCTTTAGGTGGGGTTTAAGTTTGTCCATCAGTGTAATACCTGACGCGCTGTATAGTGTTGAAGTTAGTTGTGATTCTTTAAGTCTCTTAGTATTTTCGGAAAGGACAGAGAAAATACTCTGCCCCTCCGAAGATAAGAGATCGACATTATAATAAACACCGTCCATCTCAACTGTATTCATTACAGTTCATCCTCCATCCCTGAGTCTAGTGCGTCAAACTCTGCACCGTCTGGAGTACCGACCTCAATTAAGTCGATGACTTGCATAGCTTGAAAGTCTAGACCTTTAAAGACCTGACCTTTCCATGTTGATTCCCATTCCTTGTACTGAACTCTAACATTAGAACCATTACCGACACGGGCATCTAACTGATTCTTCTGAGCATCAACTAGCTTAGGAGCTTGTCGAACCATTCCATTGGGGCCATTGACTTTACGCTTGATGACAATAGCTGGGCCTTCATCCATGTGCTTGATAGTAAAGCCACGCTGTTCAAAGTCATCTGCCACTGCTTGATCTACAACTAAGTTAACAGAATACACTGGCTCGAAAGTAGTGTTAGGAGTTGTTACTGCTGCCCAGTATGCTGAGCCTTGTAGTATTGCCATGATAATATACCTATTGGTGTGGTTGATTGAAGTTGCATTGTAACATATCTAAATATTAATTGTCTATTTATTTCCTACTGTATCTCGATCAATAATATCTTCTTCTTTAACAAAGATACCATCTACCATCATACCTTTACGATCTTTAATATCTTGATAGGCATGATCAATACAATCTTTTAGAGACAAGTTGTGTCTGACAGCGATGTTGATTAGCACCACGATGATGTCACCGATGTCATCAATGGGTGTCTGCCCTTTACAGATACTATCGGACAGCTCACCTAACTCTTGTATTAATTTAAGCACCTGATCCTTGTCGCTGGAACCGTGTATTAAGTTCCTTGCTACATGCCATGACACTACGTTCTGAATTGAAAGCTCTATGCCTCTGTTTTCTTCTTGCATGTTAGACCTCCTTCATATCTAGCACTGTGTCGTGCTCAGTTTTATCAATGATGTATTGTATTACAGCTTGCTCTCTTACATTGTACATGGAACAAGCTGTACTCAGTGGGACTTTACCTTCAGTAACATCTACTGCTGCCTTAGCTGTAGCCATAGACTCAGGGCTAGGATTACCTTGTAAACTTTCTGCAAACATATTAACCTCAGAGTAGCGCATAAATAATAACAGTGAGTACTACACCGGACGCAAAAATTAAACCATTACGAGCAGCTAGTGTTAGACGATGGTTGAAACGGTGTGCAGCCCTGTCAAGTATCTGAACTGTCCACACCTTTAGTCTCAACGAGATGTTTAAGCAGGCCGACTTCATCCATTCGATGCTTACGTTTATCTTTTCTTTCATGTTGAACCTCTTTAAATTGCTGGTTAAAAATGCGATCAAAATTGTCGCCATAAGTTTTACTGTCCTTTACTCTAGACCTATCACCTTTACCGCCATGTGTTGGGTCAGCCATCATTCATGCTCCTGATAACAGACACCAAAACTAATTAAGATAAGGGGTAAGGATATAAGTATACCCTCAAACTCTGCTACCTCTAAGTCTTCACGACCCCTCCTGCTTATCCAGACAGGCCGTGAGTTAGCAAACTCTAAGTCAAGCCCCACCCCATTTCTAAACTCAATGGTTAGGGACTGCCCAAATAAATCTATTGTCATATCATGCCGCCTTCATAAAGTTATTGTTTCTAATAGCAGTTCTAATTAACTGATGTCTCTGATGCTTAACTGCTGCGATGTTACCTGATGTACCTTGTCTAACTGTCCCACCATGTGAAGACCAGTCAGTCATAGCATTATACACTGCCCAGTAGTTAGAACCTAAACGCTTTCTATATACTTGAACGTACTTGTTCCAGATATATTCTAAGCTGCTACTTTTTCTAGGCATATCTGATAGAACCATATCGCCCTGAGTGATCCCGCTTTCTATTAGACTTAAAGCTGAGCTGCACTTCAATGCTTCAGCAAAGAATTTAAATGCTGCTTGATCAGTGACTGATGTATCTATCCACTGTAACCACAGGTCTCTCTCTTTATGGAACACATCCATAGCTTTAGTGATTGCTCTACCGCCATGCTCAATGTCTAGTGACTGTGTATGCTTAGCTTTATACACTGCTACCTCACCACCTACAAAGACTTGTAAGTTTGTACAAGCACTCTGAATAGCTGCTGCGCTAATCATAAACGGCCATGTACCATCGAAGGATGTTATAGCTAGAAGGCTCAGAGAAGCTGTGTCACCATCTCCAGTTTGATATGTATGCTCTGGTAAACGGTACTGAACAAAGGTTCTAGAGCCATCGTGTGACGATCTGATGGTCTCCTGCATTCCATTAATTGATAGGTCTGAACGCTCAATAATGTTTCGAGTAGTATCAATCATATGCTTAGGAGGGACAGCCTTGTAACCATGACCATGAACACCTAGCTCTTGACCTGTATCTGTACGATAGATAGCAGCCTTAGAACTAGGGAACTCTGTGCCGTCAGCATAATAAACTAAGGGTGATGTAGCTATATCAAAGTCAGCTGATCCATAACCTCCAGCTCTTATATTGTTTAGTGCTGTGTTGTTTGCAAACATCGGTGTAATATTATTCATTGTGGAACCTCATTAATTAATTTTAATTGTAACACAAAAACCATTTGGACAACAACTACATTATCTTTATAATGCTTTTAAGGTCTTTAAGATACTTGTTCATTCTTATTCATTACCTTCAGTAGGATATACATAAGTATCCTCTAAATCTTTAAAGGTTAAAGTATCTTCAAAGCATTTAATACACATTTCATCACTGTTAATATGGTCGATGTAGTTCCTTAAACATAAAGAACAACTTAAAATTCTTGCACTACTGTCTGATCTCATCATCGTTCACTACCTCTATAGGTGCTAGCTCTACTAAATGTTCGTTGTATTTCGGGTAACTTCGGTTAACTTCTGCGAACTTCAAAGCTTCTTCAGGACTAGATGCTGCAACATCTATATAGTAACCACTTACTTTACCCATTAGTACCTTGTAAGTCTCTATCTTTTCTTCTGTGTCTATTTGTTTAAAGCTCATGGATTGCCCTATTGTGTGGGTTATAGTTATGATCAATAGACATTGGTGCTTTTCTTAGCCACTCGTCCATCATCCTTGTACTCTTATCTGGTAGCATTGTTATTGGTGGCCTAACATATACTAAAGCTAGGAAGGCATCGTCTAGTTCTACATAGCTATGGCGCTTCAGCCTAGTATGTAATGTATTATAATTAACACCACTGACCTCCGCTAATTGTTTTAAGTTATACCAGTCACCTGATACTAGCTGTGGGTTATCACCGAAGTACTGGTGCAATACAAAGTCTACCATTATTTATCTCCTAAATAAGTTATTATATAGTAAGGGCTGTATGCCTGTCCAATTTTATGTGCATCTTCTAGTGTTGAGGCGTACTGAGTACACCCCGATTCATCCCAATCAATTGCCCACATAGTCTATCTCTCCACTGTTACTTTAAAGTCTACCGCATCTATCTCATTGCGAACTGCATCGACAATAAATTCTTCTACGCTGTCTCTCACTGTAGATATAACATCACCTAAGTCTATATCTTCATCAGCTTTTTGTTCTAATTCAGAGATGCGATACTCAAAGTCATCGGCCTGACTGTCAAGAGTTTCAGCTAAACGCTCAACGTCATGTATACTGGATTCTACTTCCTCTACTGTAGATTCTAATGACTCTAAGCGTTGAGATATATTGATTTGGTTCAGGCCATCAAAAGAATTATCTTCATCGAGACCCATCATCTGCCTCTCTAAGTCTGCAATTCTATTAGCGTCACGGATATGTATAGCTT